AACACGGGCGAGATCTGGCCGCGGGAGAACGGCACGAGCGCGGCTCGGCCGTACCTCGAGGTTGACGTCGAGGTGTACGACTCGTGAGAGAGGAGGCCTAGCGATGCCCGATATCACGGCGACCCGGCCGGCGAGCGGCGAGCCGATCGCCACGGCGTGGGGCGACCAGGTGCACGACGCGATCGAGGGGATCCAGACCGGGACCGTCTCGGTCAACATCACGGCCGGTCCGACGTCGTGGACGGTTCCGGTCACGTTCACGCGCACCTACGCCGTCGCTCCCGTCGCCGTGGCGACGATCTCGAGCGGCTCGCTCGTGTTCTGGTGCAGCGTCGAGAACATCACGACGACCGGGATGACGGTCCGGGTCACGCGCAAGGATGAGACGGCGCAGGGCGCGACGACGACACAGGTTGTGCAATGGGTCGCGATCGGCGCGCCGGCGTAGCGTGAGCGACGAGCTCCTCCGGGTGGGCCTCCTCTGGCTCCTCCGGAGCCGGCTCCGGCGCTGGTGGCGCCGGCTCCTGATCTGGCTCGGGATCAAGCGGATCACGCCGCGCGCCGGCGAGCTCCGGCCGAGCCGGCTCGTCGTCGTCGAGGAGCTCCGGGACACGGGCGGCGTGTACCGGCCGAAGCATCGCCCGCAGGATCCCGCCAAGGATCCCGACGAGCCGTACGGCTCCGAGAGCTCGAGCCGCGGGCAGGATCACGGCTGGTCCGGGTGCACGATGGCGGCCGGCGCGGACGCGTTCGCGTACCAGACGCACGGCGACCGGCTCCCGTGGGGAGGCACGCTCCGGCATCACCAGAGCGATCTCGAGGGCGGAACCGATCTCTACGATCTGCGCGACGCGTGGGCGGCGATGGGGGAGGAGCTCAAGGTCCGGAGCGGCGCCGGCTGGTCGGCGCTCGTCGACGCGCACGGCGCCGGCCGCGCGATCGTCGTGCAGGGGACGGGCCAGGTGCCAGGCGCGGGCGACTTCGACGGCGGACACGCGTGCTCGATCGGCGTCGAGACGCGCTCCTCGGATGGCGCATGGCTGTTCGGGGATCCGCTCTGCACCGACTGGCAATGGATCGCGCCGGGATCGATCCGCACGTGGGCCGAGCGCTGGCAGAGCTCGATCGCGTTCGCGACGACGACGACGACGACCGAGCCGGAGCCGGCGCCGACCCCTCCGCCGGCGCCTCCGCCGGCGCCGTGCTACTCGGAGGCCGAGCTCGACGCGGCCGTCGATCGCGCCGTTGACAACGCGTTGACACTCGCCGGCGACGAGGCCGTGAGTGTCTGGCTCGAGTGGCTCCGGGAGCCGCGGCCGCTCCCGGCCGACCGCTGGGATCGCGGCGCGTGGGCGGATCCCGAGCTCGAGCTCGAGGCGATCGTCGACGGCGACGAGGAGCCGGATCCCTGCGAGCCGACCGCTCCCGCCAGCTGGTCGCGCGGGCCGATGCCGGATCCCGTCGACGACGCGCTCGACGCGCTCCTCCTCACGGCGCGGTGGGACTCGTCGGCATGGCGCGCCGCGGCCTGGCGGCCGCCGGAAACCGCTGGGCGCCGCTCCCGTTGAGTGTCAGGTTGAGTGTCAGCGGGCCTCGGAAGTGTTCGGTTTCCGTTCGGTTTGTTCGGGGATTGGCTCCGGCGGTAGGATTCGAACCTACGACCAAGTGAATCTCGGCAACCCCTCTCCGGAGCACGAAACCGGGCCGCTCGATCGGGCCTGACGCCGCACGACGCCGCTGGCGCTGAGTGTCAGATTGAGTGTCAGACACTCGCGGTTAGCAGTCACCCGACGCCGTGCCGCCGGAGCTCGGCGCGGAGGTTCGCGGCGGATCGATGGTCGCCGGTTGTCCCCGGAACGGAAACGCGCTCGCCGTCGTGAGCGAGCGCGTAGTGCGAGCGAGTGGCGACGAGATCCCATCCGGCGTCGAGCGCGTCGCGGCAGATCTTGCGTACCGCGTCGTCTCGGATCCCGCGGAGCGGCGCGTACGCCGTGCCACGGTGGGGCCGTGGCGTGGGCGGCTCCGACTCCGGCGCCGGCGGAGGGATCGCCTCCGGCGCCATGATCGGCACGAGGGCCGGCGCCGGCTCCGCGTCCTGTTCGAGCTCGAGCCATCGGAGGAGATCCTCGAGGCGCCATCGGATCGAGGCCGGGAGGTCGGACTCGAGCGCGACGCTCACGGCGAGCCATAGCTCCTCGAGCGCGGGAGCGGCCGGCACGATCCGGAGCGGACCGGCGAGCTCCCGACGCTCGGCGCGTCGGACCCTCACGACGCGACCGCGGCCGTCGCCGCGTGCCGGATCCCGAATGCGAGCTCGAGATCCTCGAGCCAGACGGCCTCGAGCCTCCGGCGGCTCGCGCCTCCCGGCATCGGCCGGACGTGGGCGTAGCGCTTGAGCATCGCCGTCGACGAGTGCCCGAGCCATGCGGCGACGATCGGCTCGGCGACGCCGGCCTCGATCGCCGTCGTCGCGAACGCGTGCCGGAGATCGTGCGGCCGGTACTTCTCGAGATCGGCGTGCTCGGACGGCCGGATCCCGGCGCGATCGCACGCGGCATCAAACCGGCGGAGCACGTTCCGCTGGTCGAGCGGCCTCCCGGTCGACGTCGTGAACACGAGCGGCGAGTCGATCCGCGCCGGGATCGCCTCGAGCATCGCCGCGACGTACGCCGGGATCGCGACCTTGCGACGGCTGGCGCGAGTCTTGAGCGAGCCGCTCACCTGGCGCGAGTAGGTCACGGTGCGCGCCGTCGTGTCGACGTTCCGGCGCTCGAGGCCGAGTACCTCGCCGAGCCGCGCTCCCGTCTCGCGCATCAACGCGTACACCGGGAGCCACGGGTCGGCCGCGAGCTCGGCGAACAGGCGATCCAGCTCCTCGAGCGTCGGCGGCTCGATCAACGTATCGGGGCGTCGGACCTTGACGCCGCGGCACGCGTTGCGCGGCGCCTTGCCGAGATCCCACGCGTCGGCGAGCGCGGCCTCGAGCACGCGGTACGCGGCGTCGACCGTCCCGGCCGACAGCTGCGCGACGCGCGACGGCCGACCCTTGACGGCCGGCGGTCCATCCGGCGAGGCGAGGCGAGCGAGTGCCCGAGCGACGTCGGCGGCCTCGAGGTCGACGAGGCGCCGGCGGCCGAGCGTCGGCTTGAGGTAGAGGTCGATCCGCTGACGGTAGGCGGTCAGCGTCTTGGGCTTCTGCGACAGCTGCAGCGCGAGCCACTCGTCGAGCCATGCGCCGACCGTCAGCGTGCCCGATGACGCGCGCTCGCCGCGGCCGGCGGCCGTGATCCGCTCGGCGAGGTTCCGCTCGGCCGCGGCGTAGGTCGCCGCGGTGCGCGATCCCTTGACGTACGTCGAGCGCTGCGGCTCGCCGGGGCGCTCGCGGAGGCGGATCTCGTACGCGCTCCGCGCGTCGCGCCAGAGGATCGACCCGAGCGAATGCGGAACCTCCCAAGAGGGGCGGATCGTGGGTACTGTGTTCATGGCCGGTTGATCTCCTGACGGTTGCGTGTCTGCTATCGGATTGAGTGTCACCGGCCGCTACTCTAGCGGCCTCGAGCGGCATCGCGCAACCGGACGCGGCGTGCAGCTGCAACGCGCTTGAGAGGCCGGATCCCTTGCACTCTCGCTCGATCGGCGTACGGTCCGAGATCCGGCCGGGGTTGGACGGTGGGCATCGTTCCCCCGGCGGTGGGCCGTCCCACTCCCGGCCGGGGTTGAACGATTCAGGTCGGATTCAGGACCGGCGCCCATACCGGCGGATTCGGCCTCTCGCCAGGGAGCGGAGATCGAACGATGCCGCGCAAGCTGATCCCGACGCCGGCCGCCGGCGAGCGTCTGTACTCGATCGCGGAGGTCGCCGAGCTGTGGGCGATGAGCCGTGACACGATCGAGCGGCTCCTCGCCCGCGGCGAGCTCCGGTACGTGCAGATCGGACCGCGGCGCCGACGGATCCCGGCCTCGGCGCTCGACGAGTACGTCGAGGCGAACGGTTGAGATCCTGTGGACAACCTCCGGAGGATCGTGGACAACAACGGCCGACGCGTCGGGAGCGGTAGCGGCTCGGGCGGCGCGGTGCGGCCTCAAGCGGCGAACGCGGCTGGACACCCTCCCGTAGGCTCGAGCGGCCGGCCTCCCCTCCCCGGCCAGGTCCGCTCGAGGGCCTCCGGTCGGACGCTCGAGGAGCTCGAGACGCTCAACGCGACGAGCGAGGCATCGCTCCTCGAGGGACGCGGGATCTGCGGCCGATGCGGCGGGACGGGATCCGTACCAGCTGACGACGTGGCTCCCTCCGAGCTGCGCCGGCGGAGCTGCCCGCGGTGCGGCGGAACGGGCCTCAAGCCGTGAGCGTCAAGCGCGTTGCCCGCTGCCGCACGTGCGGCCGGATCATCGTGTACCGCTCGAAGCGCTCGGCGTGGGTGCACGCGAATCCGCCGACCGTCGATCATGCGCCCATGCCTGCGAGCGTCGCGTGAGATCCCGCGAGCCGGATCCTGAGGATCCGTGGTCGGCCGTCGAGCTCCCGCCTCGGAGGCCTGACGTCGATGAGGTGTACGACGGCTCGCCGTGCCTCGTGCTCGCATGGGGCGGGAGCGTCGGACTCGCGTTCCTGTTCGGCGTCGCGCTCGGGTGGCTCCTGTCGCGGTGAGCCGGCGGCTCCTCGATCTGTTCTGCGGCGCCGGCGGCGCCGGGATGGGCTACTCGCTCGCCGGCTTCGAGGTTGTCGGCGTCGATCTCGAGCCGCAACCGCGCTATCCGTTCGCGTTCGTACAGGGGGACGCGCTCGCCGCGCTGCGAGGCGAGCTCGAGGGGATCGATCTCTCGACGTTCGACGCGGTGCACGCGTCTCCGCCGTGCCAGGCGTACACCGCGCTCCGCTCGCTCCCCTGGCTCCGCGATCGCGAGTACTGGGACTCGATCCCGCCGACGCTCGAGCTCCTGCGACCGCTCGAGATCCCGTGGATCCTCGAGAACGTCGAGCGCGCTCCAGTCGACGGGATCACGCTCTGCGGCTTGATGTTCGGCCTCGCTTGGCCGGACGGGATGCCGATCTACCGGCACCGCCGGTTCGCGTGCTCGGAGTTCCTCCTCGCTCCGGGCCATCCGAAACACACCGTTACGCTCGCCCGCGCCGATGACGATCGGCCGCACGGGACGCGCGATCGGATGGATCAACGCGGCGCGCACGTGCGCGGCCGGCGACCAATCGAGCGCTACGGTCGGATGGCGCCTCGCCTCAACAACGGCCGCGTGATCGGGGGGCACCAGTCGGCGAACCTCGTCGCCGCGTCGCCGCTGGGCGTCGATTGGATGCGCAGCCACGAGAGCTCGCAAGCGATCCCGCCGGCCTATACCGAATGGCTCGGCGAGCGGCTCCTCGAGCGGATGATCCCGTGAGCCTCCGCAGCTCCGATGCCGAGCGTCGTCGGATGCGCGCCTACCTCGAGGCACGGGACGGCCGCAGCTGCGCACGCTGCGGGGATCCGTTCGAGGCAGGGGAGACGGCCTCGCTCGGTCACGTGATCGCCGTCGCGCACGGCGGGAGCGATGACGCGAGCAACCTCCGACTCGAGCACCTGGCCTGCAACCGCGAGGCCGGCGCGGATGACGATCGAGCTCGCATCGTGCAACCGATCGCTCGCGAATCTGCACAGATCCGACATGACTCGAGGCCGGTTTCTCAGCGCGCGCGGAAGTACCACGGCGCTCGGTGCCGACCGTGGAACGGTGCCCGGACCGGGGCTAACAACCGAACAAGTGTTCGAATACGGCTAATCCCGCCGGATCCCGCCAGAGGCCGCCAGACGGCCGGAGACGGCTCGTGATCTCGGACCGGCACGAGGAGCCGCCGGATCGCTCGGCGAGCCTCTGGGCCTGCCAGCGGTGCGCCCACGAGGTCGACGAGCACCTCGTGATCCGGCCAGACGAGCCGGAGCAGCGGATCCCCTGTCGGGCGATGACGCCGGTCGGCCGATGCGGCTGTACCGAGCTCGTGATCGGGCCTCCCGTCGAGCTCGTCGAGATCCGGCGCGTCTCGCCGGCGCCGTGAGCGAGGCAACCGCTCGGCCGCAGGATCTCGGCCGGCCGCATCGCCGCGCCAGGCCGGGACCGTCGCCCGAGACGGCGCGGATCCTCGAGGCCTACCGCTCGGCGATGCGCGGCGAGCTCGAGGCGCTCCTCGCCGAGCTCACGGCGCGCTCGGCGCAAGAGACGCTCGACGGCTCGCCGGCGCCGCTCGTGCTCGGGATCACGGCGCGCCGCGAGCGCTGGGATCTCGCGATCAAGATCGGCCGCGAGCTCGGCGCGCCAGGCCTCGCGGAGCTCGAGGAGGAGCCGCCGGCGACCGTCCCCTCCGGACCGTCGGCGGCTCCTCGCCGCGCTCCTCGCCTCTCGGCTCGAGATCGGCGATCGCTCGGCGGCTAGCGCTCCCGCCGGCCCGATGGGAGACGCCGCTCCCGGCCTCCGCGGTCGGCTCGTGGGGATCCCTCGTCATCGGCTACGCGCGGCGCGAGCTCGGGATCGAGCTCGACCGCTGGCAGCGGCGCGCGATCCTCCGAGCGCTCGCCGTCGACGAGTCGGGGCGGCTCGTGCACCGCGAGTACCTCGTCTCGACGGCGCGCCAGCAAGGCAAGACCGCGCTCGTGCGCTCGCTCCTCGGGTGGGCGCTGACGACCGACGTCGGGCCGGCGTGGGCGCTCCTCTACGGCCTCGCCTACAACCGAGCGCAGGCGCGGATCCCGTACGACGCGGTGCGCGCCGATCTCGCGCCGATCGCTCGGCGGCTCGGTCCGGAGGCTCGAGGCGGCCTCGCGGTGACGCGCTATCTCGGGATCCGCTCGGCCGTCGCGGGCTGGCGGCGCGAGTACCACGTGACGAGCCGCGAGGCGCGCGACGCGCTCCGCGGGTACTCGATCGATCTCGCGATCTTCGACGAGGTGCGCACGCAGCGCGACGAGGAGACGTACGCCGCGCTCAAGCCGACCGTCTCGGCGCGGCCGGAGCCGCTGATCTTCGAGATCTCCTCGGCGGGTGACGAGCGCTCGATCCTCCTCCGCGCGTTGTGGGAGCGCGGCCGGCGCGTGATCGAGGGCGCCGAGCCGGCGGAGGGCTTCGGGATGAGCTGGTACGCGGCCGACGACGGCGACGCTCCCGACGATCCGGCGACCTGGCGCAAGAGCTCGCCCGCGCTCGTCGAGGGACGCGCGTTCGGCGAGGCGACGGTTCGCGACGAGCTCCGCGCGCTGACGCCGGCGACGTTCCGCCGGGAGCGTCTCAACCTCTGGGCCGACGCGGCCGACGAGTGGCTCCCGCCGGGAGTCTGGGCGCGCCAGACGGGCGAGCTCCCCGAGACGCGCCGGCTCGTCACGCTCGCCGTCGAGGCCGCTCCCGACTGGTCGCACGCGACGATCGCCGTCGCCGTCGAGCCGGCCGACGACGCGCCGGCATTCGTCGGCGTCGCCGCGGAGCTCGTCGCCGAGCCGGGATCGACGGTCGATCCCGACGCGCTCCTCGAGGCGCTCGATCGGATCCGCGGTGCCTGGTCGCCGGCGCGCGTCGTCTGGTCGCGCTCGGCGAGCGCGGCTCCCGCGCTCCGCGCGTGGGCGGAGGCGGCGGATCTCCCGACGCTCGAGCTCACGGCGGGCGATCTCCGCTCGGCCTCGGAGCTGTTCCGCGCCGAGCTCGTCGGATCCCGGCTCGTGCACGCCGACGATCCGCTCCTCGGCGTGCAGGCGCGGCGCGCGCGGCCGTCCGGCCGGCTCGACGCCGGGAGCTGGTACTTCTCGATCCGCGAGTCGCGCGGCGCGATCGACGCGATCCGCGCGGCCGCGTTCGCGGCGTGGGCGTGCCTCTCGCCGGCGGCGCGGCCGTCGCAGCCGGAGATCTTCTGACCGCTGCATAAACACTCGACAGCGTGCATAGAATGCAGCCCGATGGGGATCCTCGGGAACCTCCGCTCCTGGCTGGTCGGGCCGGCGACGTCGGATCTCGGCGGTCAGATCGACGCCGCGGTCACGGCGCGCGAGCTCGGCCTCTCGGACTACCTCGGGATCCCGGCCGTCGCTCGCGGCCGTCAGCTGATCGTCTCGCTCGTCGCGGAGCTCGAGCCGATCGCGATCCGGGACGGCTACCAGCTGGCCGAGCAGCCGGCGGTGCTCCGGCGGCCGGCGCCGGAGATCACGCGTCAGGAGTGGCTCGGCCAGCTGGCCGGATCCCTGTTCGATCACGGGAACGCGGTGCTCTGGAATCCCGCGACGAGCCGCAACGCGACGGGCTATCCCGATCTCGCGATCGTGCTCCCGTACGGCGACGTCACGGTTCGGTGGGCCGATGACTCGAGGTTGTCGCGCCGCGTCTCGTGGGCGGGGCGGGAGCTCGTGCCAGGCCGCGACTGCCAGCTGATCTCGATCGGCCGCCAAGCGGGCGAGCTCGAGGGCGTCTCGCCGCTGCGCTCCATCGAGCCGGCGCTCGCGCGGATCGTCGCCGCGGAGCTCTACGCCGGCGACTGGTTCGCGAACGGCGCCGTTCCGAGCGTGACGCTCAAGTACGACGACGAGCTCAACGACGCGCAGGCGCTGGCCGCCAAGAACAAATGGATCGCCTCGCACGCCGACCACTCGCCGGCCGTGCTCCCCAAGGGCTGGGATCTCAAGGAGACGACCGTCGATCCCGGCGCGAGCCAGCTGCTCGAGACGCGCAAGTACGGCTCGCTCGAGGTCGCGCGCGGCCTCGGGATCTTCCCGGCCGAGCTCCTCCTCGCCGAGCTCGGCGGCTCCTCGCTCACGTACCAGAACGTCGCCGACGCGTTGATGACGTTCTGCCGGGTGACGCTGCAGCCGGTGTACCTGGCGGCGATCGAGGAGGGCCTCTCGGATCTCCTCCCCGGCACGCAGGCGGTCCGGTTCAACGTCTCGGAGCTCGAGCGGCTCGGCACCGCGGCGCGCTGGGCCTCGTACGCGACGGGCCTCGGCGCCGGCTTCATCACGCCGGCACAAATCGACCGCTGGGAGGGCTGGGACCGCTCGGCGCCGCTCCCGATCCCGCCTCCGATGGCGCCCACGCCGGCGCCTCCGGCCGCGCCGACGATCCCGAGCTCGAACGGCTCCGGCTGGGCGCCGCTCGGGTGAGAGAGGAGCTCCGATGCCTGACGACGACGTGATCGTGACGGGAGCCGCGTACGAGGGTCCGATCCTCGTGCGCTCGGAGGAGGAGCGGCTCGTCGACGTCCGGATCGTCCCGTGGGGCGTCGTCGGCCGCACGCGCGAGGGTCCCGAGCGGATCCTCCGCGGCGCGTTCCGCGGCGTGCAGCCCGGCGACGTCTCGCTCGAGGCGATCGGTCCGCACGGCGAGGAGCCGGGAGTGCGGCTCGCCGGCCGCGCGGTAGCGCTCGACAACCGCGAGGACGGCCAGTACGGGACGTTCCGCGTCTCGCGCACGCGCGCCGGCGACGAGCTCCTCGAGCTCGCCCGCGACGGCGTGTACCGCGCCGCGTCGCCCGTGTTCGCGCCGGTCACGAGCCGGATGGCTCCTGACGGCGTGATCGAACGTCAAGCCGCGCGCCTCGTGCGCGTCGGGATCGTTGAGAGAGGCGCCTACCCCGGCGCTGAGGTGCTCGCCGTTCGCTCGGCGGGAGGAGGAGGAGCCATGCCTCGCGAGACTGAGCCGGAGCCGCAGCCGGATCCCACGCCGACGCCGGAGCCGCAGCCGGATCCCACGCCGACCCCCTCGGGCCGCGCCTGGCGCGTCGAGGAGCCGCTCGTCGCGCGCTCGGATCTCGACGCGCTCCGGACCGATCTCGTCGGCCGGATGGCGCTCCTCGAGGCCGGCGGAGCTGCGCGCGGCGCGGCCGGTCCGCTCGCGCGGTTCGGCGGCTTCGGCGCCTACGCCGACGCGGCGTACGTCGATCCCGATCTCGCGCCGCTCCTCGCCCGCGCGCTCGCCGACCAGATCACGAGCGAGCAACCGGGCGTCATCCCGCCGTCGTGGGTGCAGGACATTGCCGGGATCCTCGCGTTCCCGCGGCCGGCGATCACGGCGCTCGGCGGCGCGCGCTCGCTCGGCGATACCGGGATGGAGCTCGACTGGCCGTACCTCGATCCCGCGCTCAACCTCGATACCGTCGTCGCCAAACAGACGGCCGAGAAAGCGCAGATCGCGAGCGTCAAGGTCAAGATCCTCAAGGGATCGAACACGATCGACACGTTCGCGGGCGGCTCGGACGTCAGCTACCAGCTGATCCGGCGGAGCTCGCCGAGCTACCGCGAGGCGTACCTCCGGATCCTCGCGATCTGCTACGCGCGGGTCACAGAGGCGACGTTCGAGGCCGTGCTCCTCAACCTCGCCGGCTCGTCGATGGTGCTCACGGCGACGTCGACCGCGGACCAGGTGCGCGCGTTCCTGTTCGGCGCCTCCTCGATCGTCGCCGACAAGACCGGCCTCCCGGCGACGGTCGATCTCGTCTCGCCGACCGAGTTCAACCGGCTCGGCGGCCTCGCGGGCCTCTGGCCGACCCCCTACGGCACGAGCAACATCGCGGGCACCGCGACGGCCTCGACGCTCCGGCTCGAGGTGTCGGGCCTGCCGATCATCCGCGCGCCGTTCCTGACCGGGAACACGCACCTCGTGACCAACGGCGAGGCCGCCAGCTGGCACGAGGACGGGCCGTTCCCGATCTCGGCGGAAGACGTCAGCAAGCTCGGCCAGAACGTCGCGATCTGGGGCATGGGGACGAGCAAGGTCGCGATCCCGGCCGGGATCGTCAAGAGCACGCTCACCTAGGCCGATCGGGTGGGGACGATCGTCGCCGGCACCGAGTGGACGACGGGAGCCGCGATCCTGGCGCAGGCCGGAGCGGCTCCCGCATCGCCCGACGTCTCGGCGTGGGCCGACAGCTGCGCCGCGGCCGTCAACGGGGCGATCGACTATCGCGTCGTCGGGGCGGATCCCGGCGACGATCCGACGTACACCGCGGGGATGATCTCGGAGCTCACGCGCGCCGCGCTCGTCGCCGGCGTGCTCGCGTTCAAGGCGCGCGAGGCGAACGTCGACGCGCAGGCGCCGGCGATCGTCGGCGACTACCTCGAGCCGATCGAGGGGATCGTCGCTCGCTGGGCGACGTTCGGGTTCGCGTGAGCCGGCTCGGCGACGATCTCGCGACGCTCCTCGGAGCGCTCGAGACGGCCGGGATCCGCGCCGGCGTCGGGGGGCAGCTCACGGCGCCGTGCGTGCTCGTGCAAGCCGGCGATCCGTGGTCGGAGCCGCGCCGGCTCCCGGGGCGGGTCGGCCGCTGGCGCCTCTCGGCCGTCGCCGGCGCCGTCGACACACGGGGCGGCCTCGAGGAGCTCGGCGAGCTCGTCGACGCGATCGACGGCGCGCTCCGGACCGTCGAGGGTTGCGAGCTCCCGACGTGGGGCCGGCCGACCGTGATCGCGCTCGACGACGGCGTACGCCGACCGGCGGCGATCGGAACCGTGCAGTACGCGAGCTCTTGAGGAGGAGGAACCCCGATGGCCGGAACACCGCTGTTCATGCGCGACGTCACGCTCAATCTCCGGACGCCGGCAGGCTCGGCCGGCGCGCGGACCACGTTCGAGTGCGACGTCAGCGTCGCCGAGATCATCCCCTCGCCAGGCGACGAGGTGGAGTACGCGACGCTCTGCCCGAGCGGCTCGTACAAGAGCATCGGCAAGACCACGTACGCGCTGCACCTCGTCGCCGTCCAGCGCTGGGCGGTGGACGGCCTCGCCGCGTTCCTCTGGACGAATGACGGCCAGACGGCCGACTTTCAGTACCAAGCGCACGGCGAGGGGATCGCGCCGTCGACGACGCAACCGGGGATGACCGGCGTCGTGACGCTCGTCGCGGGCAACTACGGCGGTGAGGTCCAGACGTGGGCCGAGCTCGACGTGACGCTCCCGTGCACGGTCAAGCCGACGATGACGACGGCCGCGTTCCCGGCGCTCGAGGAGGCGCCGGCGGAGGCGCCGGCGTGAGCTCGGCCGGGATCAAGGTCGACTCGCGCGAGGTCGAGCACGCGCTCGACAAGCTGGCCGCCGACGTCTCGGCGATGCCGGCGACCTGGCAGGCGGTCGGCGACGCGCTCCTCCCCGGCGTGCGACAGCGCACGCCGGTCCGCTCCGGCGCGCTCCGGGACAGCTGGCAGGCGGAGGGCCTCGCCGACCGCACCGCGATCGGCTCCGAGCTCCCGTACGCCGGCGTCGTCGAGGCGATCAACGCGCCGATCGCCGAGACGCTCGACGCGTCGGAGCGGACGATCACGGCGACGATCGAGGACGAGATCGCCCGCGAGGCCGCGCGGATCGGCTTCGAGGTCAGGCGGTGAGCTCGTACCTCGAGCCGCGGACCGTCGTGCTCCGCGTCACCGATACCGATCGGATGACGCTCCTCGAGTTTGGCCGCGCGCTCGCCGCGGTCGACGTTCGCGTACCGGAGGTCGGGCCGCTCCTCCGCGCCGCGTTCCGGCCGGAGCTCGACGCCGACCCGGCGACGTTCGAGCGCGGCCTCGAGCTCGCGTACGCGATCGCCTGGCAGCTCGAGCGACGCGCGGATCCCTCGATCTCGTGGGAGGAGGCGCAGACGTGGGACGTGCAGCCGGCCGCGCCCACGCCGGCCGAGATCGAGGCCGCGCGGATCCTCACGCAGGGCGACGAGCTCGTCGCAAAGGTCGCCGCGGGGACCGGCCTCCCGCCGGAGGTCGCCGGCGCGCTCACGATGAGCCAGGTCGGCGCGCTCGGCGCCGCGCGCTCCGGCGGCTCCCGCACGGCGCGCCGACAGCGCGCGAGGGTCCGCCGATGATCGGCCTTGTCGTCGAGATCCTCGGGGATGCCTCGAAGCTCTCCGGCACGCTCGGCGACGTCAAGAGCGAGGCCGGCGGCCTCGGCGGTGCGCTCGGCGGCTCGGCGATCAAGGTCGCGGCGCTCGCCGGCGCCGCGGGCCTCGCCGTGGGCGCCATCGCCGAGATGACGAGCGCGGCCGCGGCCGACCGCGACGAGCAAGCCAAGCTCGAGCAGGCGATCTCGGCCGCCGGCGCGGCGACGGCGACGTCGACCGATCAAGTCAACGCGGCGATCGCCGCGGGTCAGGATCGCGCGTTCACCGACTCGCAGACCCGCGACGCGCTGCAATCGCTCGTCACGGCGACGGGTGACGTCACGACGGCGACGGGCCTCCTGACGAGCGCGCAGGATATCGCCCGGTTCGCGAACGTCGACCTGGCCACGGCCGCCGACGCGGTAGCGAAAGCGCAGGCGGGGCAGGATGGGCCGCTCCGCAAGCTGATCCCCGGCCTCGAGAAAGGCGCCACGGCGACCGACACCCTCGCCGCGGCGTCGACGCGCGCGGCGGGGCAGGCCGATCTCTACGCGGCGAGCGCGGAGGGGATGCAGGCTCGAGCCGGCGACAGCTTGAGCGAGCTCTCCGAGACGATCGGGAGCGTGTTCCTGCCGATCCTCGACGCGATCATCCCGGCGCTGATCCCGATCCTCAAGGCGTTCGGCCAGCTGGTGACGGCGCTCCTCCCGGTCCTGATCCCGCTGGTGAAAGTGCTCGCCGGCGCGCTCAAGATCGCGGCCGACGTGCTCGTGACGATCGTCGGATGGCTGACAAAGCTCGTCACGTGGCTCGGGAACGCGATCGGCGAGATCGGGAAGTTCCTCGACTCGATCAACCCCCTCAAGGGGATCTCGCTCCCGTCGCTCCCGTTCCTGTCCGGCGGCTCCGGCGGCGGTGCGACGACGCGCGGCGTCTCGGCGACGTCCGGCGCGGTAGCGGCCGCGCCCACGATCAACGTGTACACGACGGGCGACTCGATCCAAGCCGAGCAGGCCGTCGTGCGCGCGCTCCGCCGGGTGACGCGCCTCAATGGCGGCGTCGTGCCCGCGGTGGGCTGGGCGGGCGGGTGACGGTCCGCGACCGCGACGCGCTCCTCGAGGAGCTCGGCTGGCTCCGGGACGCGCGCGCCGCTCCCGTGCCGATCGGGCCAGGTGCCGAGAGTGTCGGCGTCTCGCTCTGGGCCGCGGATCCGCTCGGCGGCCGCTGGGACCGCGCGACGTGGGACGGCGCGACGTGGAGCTCCCCCGACTGGCGCGCGGTCGGGTGCGACGTCGAGGAGGCGACGTACCGCTCGGGTGCCTCGGAGGAGGCCGGGATCCTGTCGCTCGCGGCCGCCGGCGAGCTCGATCTCTCGACGATCGACCCGGCGCGCGAGCTCGATCCCTTGAACACGAGCTCCCCCTACTACGGCGCGGTGCGGCCTGGCTCGCCGATCCGGATCGTGGGCTACTCGCCGACCGAGCGGATCGCGTGCACCGCGCTCATCGACGAGGTGACGTACGACGTCGCGAGTCAGCGCGGCCGGATCCGGGCGATCGACGGGATCGCCTACCTCGCGCAAGCGCAGCTCGCGGCCGGCGTCTCGCTCCCCAACACGCTCCGAGCTCGGGTGCGCGCGATCGTCGCCGCGGTCGGCCTCTCGACGATCGTCCCGGTCGAGGCGGAGGCGCCGACCGATCCGGACGTCGACCCGGCCGTCGCGCCGTACGCGGCGACCGGCGCGCAGCCCGCATGGCAGGCGATCTCCGACGCGGCCGTCGATGCGCTCGTGCTCGTGTACCTCGATCCGACCGGGATGCTCCGGTTCCGCAGCTGGTCGGCGTTCGCGGACGCGCCGGCGATCGCCGGGATCGGGTGTCCACCATTCGATGCGGATCCCGGCGACGAGTGGCTCGAGGGCCTCTCGACGATCTCGACGACGGCCTCGGGCGACGCGGTGCGCAATAGCGTTCGCGCCTACTCGGCGGGCACGACGTGGCAGCCGGCGGCGATCGACTCGGTGAGCCAGGGCCGCTACGGTCCGCGGCCGTTCGACGTCGAGCGCGTGGTGCCGGCGTTCGCTACGTGGTCGGCCGCGATCCTGCAGGACCGATCCGACGCCGGCCTCGAGGTCGCGATCGGCGAGCTCCGGCCGTACACCGCGGCGGAGCTCGACGCGCTCCTCACGAGCGCGCTCGCGGGACCGTGCACGGTGCGCGTTCGCGACGACGCGCACGGCGACGTGATCGATCTCGATCTCGGATGGATCGGCTCGCTCGTCGCCGTCACGGCCGCGGGCTGGCGCTGGCAGCTGACGACGATGCTGTCGCGCGTCGACTGGGAGGGGATCACGCCGGATCCGCCGGATCCGATCCCGCCGGATCCCGGCCGGACGTGGCACGCCGAGACGCGCACCTACGCGTGCACCAAGGACACCCTCCTTGCGCTCACGTCGGGCGGTGCCAAGTACGGCGCCGGCGCGTCGACGACGCTCCCGGTCGGCACCTGGTCGGGCTGGACATACCGCGGCCTCGTCGCGTTCGCGGCGATCCCGTGGGGACCGAGCTCCGGCGCCGGCCAGCTGCGCGCGATCACGGGAGCGCGGCTCGGATTCCGGACGTCGACCCAGGTCCGGGTCGGCTTCGGGAGCTCGCCAAAGACGCAGCTCCGGCGGATCACGGCCTCGTGGTCGGAGGGGAGCGCGAGCTCGCCGAGCTCGGGGAATGCGACGGTCTGGCCGGGACCGGCGACGACGGGATCCGGCGCCGTCACCGTCTCGCTCCCGACCGGCCAGAACGTCGACGCCGAGCGGACGTGTACGGCGATCGTCAAGGCGTGGGCGCCGACGACGCTCGGCGGCTCGGCCGCGCCGCAGTACGGGATCGCGCTGTACGAGGCCTCGAGCTC